ATACATTAATACAACTGTACGCGTATATATGGCTAAGTATATTATACTAAATATATATAATATGAAAATGAACTATATATAATAATTAAATATAGCTATTAAGTGCTGATATAACTGTTATGACAGATTAATGTTATATATAGCAATATACTGCATATGACTAAATACATCTAATATGAAAATAGGCTGTTTTTAATAACATATACAGAGTGTTTCTACCTTAGAATCATAAACTTGAAAGTTGTGAAAAACATTAGTTTTTGACTATTTAAAGCGGATTTTAAAGTGTTATGGACTCCCCCCATCCCCCGAGGGAGCTACCTATACAGGTAATCAAAATATATAGGTAGAATGTATATAGTCTAAACCAACACGCAAATAAATAAAGCTATAACTTTACCTATATATATAGTAATAAATAAGCTGCTGTTGGCGCTCGTGAGGAGACGGCGGACTATTTAAAAAAATAATCCTTTATTATTATATATATAGTATATATAAGAGATAAATAAGAACTGTTAAGGGAGCAATTTTTATATCGATCGTTCCTAACCCTAAATAATTTCCTATACAACAAATTATTAAAAACCCGCGTCACTAGTACGCTTACGACGTTTCATTTAAACTTTTCGGAGTAAGCTATGGTAGGCGAACGCTTTTGAAAAAAGCTCGTATTCATAAATATACACATTCTGTATATTATGTTTTATTGTTTCCTATATATACCAAAACCAATACCAAAATTAAAAAAAGCCAGATATTATCTGACTTTAATTTTTTGATATTTTTTTACTTAAAAATACCTCTGTCTTAGATTATGCATTAATAATGTATATTTAATTATTTTTACAAAATTAATTAACTTATATACTAATATGAGTAATATACCGGTGTAACTACGTTACACCGCTCCTGAAATTTACACACATAAAACAGCCTAGGTTATAAAAATCTAAGGCTGTTTTTTTATTGCTTATTATATATATAATAGAATTAAATAAAAAATATTTTTTTATTTTTTGATAACTACATACTTAAACAGAGTAATATACCGGTGAACGCAGTTCACCGCTCCAGATGAATATGCGTATTGAACATTAAAAAAATAATTATATAAAAATGGCCCTTCGGGGTCTTTTTTATTTTCTGAAATTATTTTTAATATTTTAAATAACTCTTAGTCAAACATGAGTAATATACCGGTGAAACGAAGTTTCACCGCTTCTGCTGAAACAATATATAACGGCCTCGAGATAAAACTCGGGGTCTTTTTGTTTGTTCGCTATGTGTAACATAGCGAGAATACTAACAAAATGTTGTCCCATTTTAAAAATGCTACAAACTCTTACTAACGTAATCTGCTGTGAAGATAAACAACTCGCAGAGGATCGTACACGACGAATCATTAACGTTATTATATTAAAAATCTAATAACTATTATTGGGGCCCGTTCCCAATTTCGTCTATTATCCATTCTTAACAGTAATGGCTCTTCGTTATTATTATATATAATACTATATATATAAAATAACTCGACTAAAATAAACGCAAGGGACTTTTAAATACCTTAGCTAGTAAATGAAATACTAAGATAACGGCGGATCCCAAACAAAAACCACCTACTTATTAGACGCTTACTAACTTCTAATACTTTGGTATAATTCGTATTAAATATTATATATAATTACGCTTATATACATAAGACTATATATAATACTAATACGAACCGTAAACGGCTTCGTTACGAGATATAAAAATTGATTGCGTGCCACACTTCGTAAACTCCATTCGCACACATCGGTATATATTTTCTTGATATATACCAATACTACACAAACGCATTAGATATATTGTTACGAATTCTAAAGAATACTATTTCTCTTCGCAAGCTACATCGATAACACTATTCTTTAAACGAATTCTACATATAACTCACTGACGTTCGTAACCTATCGACACGATCTCTACCATACTATACTATCGTGTCGACTAAGAATTTTAATAGCTGAATAGATTCGCGGCGCTCACTATTCTTCACATTAATAGCTCTCATTAAAATTATATCTAATATAAGATTTAAATCTATAATAACATCTCGCTGCGCTCAATATTATTATAAATATCCCACCCAAAAAGTTTTTAATTCATTACATGCATATGCACGCAATAAAAACATTAACTAAAAACATATTATATATAAACCATAATATCCTAGGCGGCTATTATTATATATACTAGTCTCTCTTTTAATAAAATACCGACGGCAGAAAATATAACTATATTATTAACATAATATATTCCAAGTCACTCACTTCGTTCGTTCCTAATATATATATGATATAGATATCCCCGGGCGGAAAATTCTTAAAATGCCTCGGCCACAGTCCTCGGATTTTTCTACCGGAATTTTCCTTCTTACTGTAAATAAGGATCTACACCATATTTACTATATACTACTATAGTATAATATAATATACTATATCACGATATACTAAATACTCATCAATCCTTATTAGCCTATCTAGCTCCTATAAGACTATATATATACTCGCTCACTTCGTTCGCTGCGTTCACTGACAAATATATTATATGCTCGCTCCCTGCGGTCGCTCGCCCTATATATAATATATAAACATATACTCTTATGATCGTCGCTTACGCTAGGACACTACAACTCACTCGTCGCTAACGCTCCTCGTTCATCGGGAAATACACTATATATAATTCACTACGTTCATAATGCTCCGCTCGCTTACGCTCGCTTCGCAACAACATATATATAAAATAACCAATTACTCTCTTAAGAAGAGAGATAACAGAGAATCTATACATATACATATATAATAAACATAACTACTCTCTTTACAAGAGAGATAGCAGAGAACTACTACTAATAAATAATAAACATAATTACTTTCTTAAGAAGAAAGTAAACAAAGAATATTAATGGCTCGCTTCGCTCGCCTTACAATACAAACAATAAACAAAACTACTCTCTTAGAAGAGAGATAGCAGAGAACTTAATAAACGCCCTCCGCTCGCTTCGCTCGCTCTCGGGCTTACTATATAAATAATAATATATTCTTCGCTCGCTGGCGCTCGCTCCTTAACAATTCTTGGCGATCGGAAACGTAATCGTTCCGATAAAAAAAAGCAGTCACTAAAAAAAATTAGCCCCTGCCAAAAGTGTCCAAAAAAAATGGACTTTCGCTAAAGCTGACACCCGAATTACGCCATATGTACCCAGGCAGTATGCTTTTCGCGAATTATAAAAAAAATATACATTTAGCTAATGCTATAGACATAACACTACCTAAATGTATATTTTCAAGATAAGAAAAAATAAAGGTTTAGCCTAGAAGAGCAAACCCTGCCCCTCTAGACTAAACCTTATTCTGATGTCTGCATTTTAGATTATAAGCGTCAGACATCGCCCGCTTATAAATCTTAGATGTTCATATCTTATTAGCCCGACCAAGAACATCTTTTAAGGGTCGGAATAAGGTTGTCGTCCCACTCGCTCTCGACAACTAGAGCTATATGCTATTAATATTTAATGACGATAATAGCAAGCGTCGGTAGAGTTATTAAGCTTCAGCACCAGCAGTATTTTCTACTGTAGGAGCTTCATCTTTGATAATTTCGATGCCTTCAGTATCATTACCAGTAGAGCCGAAGGATTTCTTCAAGCTACGAAGTTCGTCGCTAACAGAAGCTTCTTTCCAAGCTTCTTTACCTTCATTGATAATAACACTAGTCGCACCCATAGCCAATTCGGATACTTTCTTCAAACCTCCGAATAGACCTTTAGCACCTAGGCCTACGGCACCGATGCCCGCATCTTTAATAGTATTAGTCTGACGACCAACAAATTTTGTGGCTGTTTTGGTCCAGCCTGAAACCATTGTATTGCGTTTAACGCGACTGAATGCGTCAGTGATATCTTTAAGATGTTCATCACTGACTTCGACTTTAATGCCTCCGTCGATTTCTTCAACAGAGCCTTGATATTCTACCTGAATTTTTTCGCTCATGTAAGCGATAACTTCAGGATTTGCGTGTTTAAGATTAAAAGTTGCCATTGTGGGCCTCCTCTTTATTAATAAAAATAAAGGGGGCTAATGCCCCCAATGTTAGATAAGGTCTTCTGCAGACACTTCTTCAGCCTTAATCTCACGAATGAGATTTAATGTGCTGTTAATGCACGCCATGCGATGTTTTGCATTTGGAGTATTCTTTGGTCTAAGAGCTTTAAGCTCACCATTAACCTCTACGATTTCATAAGCGTAAGAGGATTGTACGCCAAAGGCAAGTTTCACGCCATTGTCGGCAATACCACGGTCAAATTTGACAACATCGCCTGCTTGAAGTTCTACGCCTTCTGGAACTTCCAAAGCATAGGAATGTTCTTGAGACAAGCGACTGATGCGGAGACGAACGCCTTGTTGTTGAGCATCTTTTAATGCCATAGCCAAACGTTTGAATGCTTCACGGTCTTCTGAACCATCAGCTTCTTTCATAACTGCATCTGCTACTTTAGCTGGAGTAAGACCAGCTTTTAAATTCTTCATGATGCTGTATGCACGAATTGCTACTGCATCAGAAGTAATAATTTCGCCAGTGAACTGTTTATATCCTACGGATTTATCAGCATATAGCTCTACGATTTGAGCTAGAGCATCACAGCCCATGCCAACATAAGATGTACCTTTAACTACCATCTTTGCTGGTTTAGTATCACGTACACCGTTGATACCAGCTACGACAGCTGACATCATATAAGCGAAGCCGTTAGCGTTAGAGCCGAATAAATGAGTAGTAACAGTTGCAAAAGCTTTTTGAGTTTTAGACATGATAATGTCCTCCTTTGATTAAAAGTATCCCGATTACACGACACGGGATGAAAATAAAATCTCCTCTTGCACACACTTGCAAGAGATATCAACATTAGATAGGTCAATGCTTATCTAATGCTCATATCTCCCGCAGTCTTCACCGCGGAAGAAGAGGAGAAAAAGTATGAAAGGGACCTCCACACAGAAGGCCCCATGAAAGATTTCGGGGCGGAGCCCTCTCAATCTCATAAGGTATATAAAACCTTATATCAACTACCGTAGATGCACATTAGGTTGTTGTGTATCTTTATAAAGGGAGGTATTATGAGTACATAGCACCTACGGTAGCTTATATAAAGCTTTATATGAAAATAAAATATGACCCTAGCTATTAATAGAGGGTCACAGGAGATTTCGCCCCGGAGGGGAAACTTCAGAAGTTAACCCTCCAGCGAAATCTTACAAAGCTTTATCGCTTATTCAAGCGATGTTGCAATACTGCCATTTTGACAGCACTGCCTACAGTCCAGCCCACTAAGAACCAGAACACGCGGAATGTTACAGGGTATTCCGCATAAAAATTATTTAACCATTGAATAAAATTACGTTGTAACATGATGTACCTCCATTAATAATTAATCAATATTAATAATGTAGCCGTAAAACTAACTACAAAACCTAGTTGGAATGCCAGCATCTTATAGACACTGGCTTGATTTTCTCTAGCCTTATTAAGGCCTGTTATAGCTTCGTTTAACATGAGTGTCTCCTCCTTATTAGTCAGCCATACCGCAAGAGCGATACGCTACTAATGTTCTGGATACAAATTCGTATCCTTGATGCTCACGAAGAATACTAAAAATTCCGTCAACGGATTGAACGGATAAAAATTCTCCAGATTGGGATTTTAATGTGTAATTATACAAAGCTTCTACGAACATGATTTTCTCCTCCTAACGTAGAATGAAAGAATATGAGGACAAATTGCCTCGTGAATAATTTCGGCACGGAGTGCCAGAGAACTTCAACAAGAGTACTATGCCGTAAATGTCGACATAGTATCCCGTAGAAGATTTAGCCCAGGCGGGGGCGTCTTTATTCGCTCACAAGCATCTTAATTGTCGCAGAAGACAACTTCTTATAAGAATGCTCTGTGCACAGATACATCGGCCGACGTTCATAAGACACACAATCTTCGTCGTCGTCGCCACTAATATCTGCCCAGGCAGTAATCTTAACAACGAACTCACCGTCTAATGTACCTTCATTTACCGAAACAATATCGTCACGGTAATATTTTTCCTCGATGTATTCCAAAGCTTTTTCCCAACTGGGTACATCGATAATTTTGTCGGGGAATATCTCCCCGAAGAATATAAATCTCATATATCCTCCTACCGACAATAATGGCGAATATTTTCGCCTTCGTATATAAAACTAAATACATCGTTATCAAAATCGCCATAACGTTTATATTTCTTAGCTACGGCAATTAATTCCTCTAAAGAAGAGCTTAAATAGCATCGCTCTTCTTTAAAAGGAAAATCTTCTTTTATGTGGTAGAAGTATAAACGTTCTCCTACCGCAAAAGGTTTTTTATTAACCCAGCATAATTTAGGACGCCATGCTTCCTTCTTATTACTAGGTATAACAATACGCCACACGAAAGTATCATTGCGTCCTCCGTGCGACAGTTCAATGTTTTTGAGAGGCATAATTATATACCTCTCATAACTTTTTCGAGAACTTCTAATACGTCCTCTACTTCGAGCCAGCCTAATACATCGTCTGTAATACATGTGTCGTAACAACACTTATCATCTCTAAGCATAGCTAGCTCGAACAAACCTTCGTCCCCGCCATAAGTCATGGAGCTTCGAATTACGGAAACCTCCATGTCGTCATGGTTAGGGACAGAAAAACGCCAACATTCGGTTTCTGGAGCAAATACTCCGGCTTCGCGGATAAAGAAATCCTTGAATAACGGATGACGAACAAAGTCTTTTACAACTTTGTCATCATTAGATACATTGGCAGATAATAATTCTGCCCAGGAATTTTGATTTTTTTGACATGGCATAGTCGCCTTAATAGTTTTCATAGTTTTTTCTCCTCCTATGAATAAATAAAATACAGAGGGATAAAATACCCTCATAAAACATTTCGCCCCGGCGGGGCAGATTAATTACTAGTAAACTACTACTGCCGGATCGGCTAAATAACACAAGAAAGAATATATTCCGTACAATGAGACCCGAAGGGACACTGCCGAAATCAAGACAAAGGTGACAGGTGAGTATTCGACGACCAGAGACGCAGCAACCGGACTACGTCCTACGTTGCAAGCGTCGGAAGTCGAATACGGTGCCGCCCTCTCTTATTAGTATTATAGTATTATCTAATACTATACTAATAAATATATATAAGGGCGGACACCTGTCACCGAACAATATAAATAAAAAAATAAAGCTTTAGCCATAGATATATATTAATATACCTACAACTAAAGCTTTATATATTATTTAATGAACGTAGCACGAACTGCCATTCTTCTTCTTGGCATCTTAATAGCACGTTCAACTAATTCATGAGTTTCTTCTGGAGTAATTTCTTCTCCTAAAACCCAACTAACGATAGAGCCCTTGTAATAACAATTAGGACGTTTAAATTCAACGTCTAGACCGTTATTATTTTCCATAGTATCTACGATTGTTACACCGTAGATGCCACGATTATTAAGAGCCAAATTTAATGCTAAAGTAGAAACTGTATTCATGATAATACCTCCTGTGAATACAAATACAAAAATGAGGGCAAATTACCCTCATAGTAGATTTCGGCACGGAGTGCCAAATACTAATAAATAACAAACAACTTATATAGGACTTGCCCCGCAGGGGACCCTCCGTCAGGAGGCCCCCGGCAGGGATAATTTCCCTTAGAAAATTTCTCTTAAAATCTTATATAAGTATAAATAGAACTGTCGGGCCCTCGCTCTGCTAAGCTACTTCTTTGAGTAATGCTAGAGAGGAGGACCCGGAGGGTAAATTAATCTAACACTGTAAGCATCATAGCCACAGATTTGATTTCTTTGCCGCCTTTTTCAAATTGGTTAAAGCACATATTGTCAATACATACTTTAACTTTAACAGATCCGTAACAATCAATAATCATGTCACGGATTTCTTTGATAATAGATACACCGCATAATTGTGTGTATCCGCTACCTTTTAAGGACTTAACATAGATACCGTCAGATGGAGCCTTGCCATCTAGGCCTTTCGCTTTAATGGATTTAGCTACAGAGCCTTCCATTAAAACAAACTCATTATAACGAAGAACTTCGCCTTTGTTAAGTTCTTTTCTAAAACCTTGAGCAACAGCTACCTTAGAGGCAGCATTAACGAAGTCGTTAGACTTCAACAACAATTGTTTTTTCGGTAGTGGTAATTCCATACCGTCTAATGGAGTTGTAATAATATACAAGCTACCATTTTCTCTAACAAATAGTTCATATGATCCATTAATAGTAGGATCACAGAAGAGATACTCATCAGCACTAAGGCCTTTATTGAAGAAGACGTATTCGCCTTCTTCTTCTGTAAGGCCTGTTGCTGGTTTATAGGCATCAGCAGCACCTTTGAAGCGTGGAGTAACTTCCACTACCTTCAAGGATTCCATTTGTTTTTCTTCACTAGCATGTTCCCATGCATAGTGAACTAAGTCTTTCTTTAAACAAACACTACTATAAATGAAGCCTGCTTCACGAGCTGCTTCATATAAGTTTGTCTCATCTGGATTGATATCCATACCCCAGATCAGCATATTTCTAACATAATTAGAAATCTTGCCCATCGGAGAACTCATAAGTTCTCCCTTAACGTTTTGATTTGAAGACTTACGAATGTCTTCTATCAACTCATTAATATAGCCAGTGAGGCCTTTTGCACCACTGTTCTCTTTTTTCAAGTTGATACCATAAGCATCTACCGTAGCTTTCAACTGTTCTAACGCAGTTTGAGCTACTTCATTCTGGATTTCATATAATCCAGATTTAATGCCAAGAGATTTTACAGTTTGTTGTTTTTGATTGATCTTCATTATTTTTCTCCTTTTAAATATTCACGATCAATTTTAACAGCATCACTTAATGTAAGTGTACCATCTTCAAGATTAAAATTTATGCACGCATATTGTTTACGACGCATAGAATGAATACCTTTCAACATATCGCCGATTGGGTCGAACGCTGTACCAGGGCCAGCTTTCGCCATATCGATAATATGTCCGATTAAGCTCGGAGCTATAATAAGGATATCCACAAAGTAATTAAGAATAGACTCATTACTTAAATCAGAGTTTAAGAACTCTTCATATAAAGCAATGACAACATCGTTAGAGCATTCGTCTTCATGAATATCTCCAACGTTAAAATGACGTTGATATGCTTTTTTAGACATATCAACTTTGGCTTCTAAATTCTTGCGAACGATATCACAAGATTTAGCAAACACTTCGGTACCACGAGTACCGACAATTTCAAGAACAAGAGAAGACTTGTTCACGTATTTTCCGACATTCATGTCTGTTAAACCAGACACAAATACCGACTCAATGAAGTCTGCATAACTGCTGGCTTCAAGTAAACCTTGAACAGCAGTCTCAGACTTGATGCCGACCATATAATGGACTTTGCCATCATATAGGTCAGCATCTGTGCCGACGAGCCATAGGTGTTTGTCGGTATCATGATCCGACCCCCCTTGGCTCATCTTGAAATATTCGCTACCTGTGCAAATGAATCCACTAATCGGAATCATTTTTAGCTCATCTAAAGCAGCGTCAACTAAACCTTGAGCTAACTTTTCAATGTTTTTTACCACGCCTTTGGACGCTAAATATTTCATGACATCCTTAACGTATTCGTCATATCTATCTTTTAATAGATTAATGAAATACTGTACTGGACGAATCACAGCTTTATATGACTCGCCAGCATGTGGGAAGCGGATACCTTCCGCTTTAATCCCAACTTCCAAAGTTAACACTAAATCCAATAACTCCTTATCAGATTTAGCATTAATAAGTATCTCCTTAACTTCAAGAGATGATTCGTTACCGTACGCATCGATAGTACGATAACCGCACTTTCTTAGTGTACGAATGAATTTGGCGTTAGACACGCCAATCTCACCCTCTGCAACCAAACGAGTTGCAGAGGTTTTCAATACAGGATCTACTTCTGCAGTAGCCATAAAGCTACCGCATCCGCTGTCCCATTTGGAGTTCTCATTCATTTTATTGAGAGACTCCACAATATTTTTTACAAAGGAAATACCAATTTGTTGGTCTTCCTTCAAAATTTCTGGCATTAATGCCACGGCTCTGTCGACTTCAGAGCCATTAAAATTACCACGAAAATGATTTTCAATTTTCGCAGTAATTTCTTTTTTAGCCACTTGTGCAATATACGCACGATTTAACTTTTTATTCATGTTTTTTCTCCTCTCATGAATAATAACAAAAATTCTACACAACGTATTGACAGTGTTGTGTAGAAATCCTTCCTTTTGTTTCGTGGAAGAACTGTAAAATTCTCCAGTCCCAAGCTTTTTGGGAAGGAGCAAGTTCAGGTGTACGTTTCATTCCGTTTTCGTCTGTTATTGCTAACAGACGACCAGATGGATTACCAAAGAAGGCAACATTATAATTGCCTTTCTTATAGTATTCACTAAATCTTTCGGCATGGATCACACCATCTTCCATACCGTAAACCTTAACGTTGTCCATAGCCAAGAAGGCTTGCTTCCAAGCCTCCATAGACTTTCCATGTAACGGCTGAGAACCAACTTTGATACTCAAAGCCGTTATACGCATTTGGTGATACGATGGTTTTGCCATCGGCATACCATAAGCGGAACAGAACCACTCATGATGATGGTATGCCATACCATCATAACTATCACCAAATTCAGTTGAATCTAATTTTGGTACGATTGCAATGCAATCTTTACTTAAATCAAACCCAACTGTTTGTGCTGGAGCTGCAAATAGCCCAACATACGTATTTAGTTTTTGAGCCTTACCAGGACTCAAAGCAATTTGCTCGAAGCCTTGAGCACAAAGAGCTTGCACTCTAGCTTCAAACTTTTCTCTACAACTTTCAAATACCATTACTAGCATGAGTTGTCTGATCATGCTAGGTGATAATTGTAGAGCATTAAGATGTTTTAATAGGACATGCTCTTTTGTCATGTTTAAAACATCCTTAATATCTTCGACTTCTCTTAAATGTGAGAAGTCTAACTTAACAATGCCGGGGATATAATTCGGTGTATTTACATACACCTTATTTTCCCACCTAATACTATCGCTCGGGCCATCTAAACAGATGACACCATTTGCAACGGATGCCGTTGTGGTATCCCCACTTTCGAGGATACCAGATACAGGAAGGCTAGAAACACTTACATGTGCAAGTGGAATTCTAGCTTTTCCTTTTAATTCGAAAGTGAACGAACTAATGTTCGCGCTCTCGAATTGTTGGAGCGCACCAAGATCTTCCATATAATTATGATGGATGATCTTTGTTGCTTGTTCAGCAGCTTTCTTTAATTTTAGACTTCTTAAATTCATGTTATACCTCCCAGAATAACATTAACAATAAAAATAGTTTAACGTCATTTCGGACAATAACATAACAGATTTATTTTATTTGTCTAATATCTGTTATGTGCTCAAATGAGCTATCGGCTGCGTGATTTTCACGCATCCAGGTTTTGGCTTGTTCAAGGCCATTAAAGCCTTTGAACTTAGAACTTTTTCCATCAGTGAGCTCTTTACAACGAGCCCACTTTAACACGAAGCCTGTATATTCTACGCTAATTACAGCGTAAAAGTTTTTACTTTGTCCTTCTGGACGGACAAATGTTTCTTCTTCAGTATTAATCTTTACTGAAGATTCTGCCTTTTTCGTAGCCTTTTTAGCTACAATTTCAGCTTGACGCTTTACTTCGCACCAAGCCCAGTAAACTGTGTTGTATTCCTTATCAGTACAACTTTTTTTGTTTGTGTGGCTAACTGGAGTCACAAAGGACAATAATCGATCATTACTGTCCTTTACTAATACTGTACCATGTAATGACACAGTTTTAATATCTTTAAAGCCTAAACCTTCATAGAAGGATTTTGCTTTTTTACCTCCATTAATAATGGAAGTATAATTTTTCTTTCCGGAGAAAACTTCTCCGTTAGAATTCAAAATACCAGAAACGAAAAATTCTTTTGTTGTTACTACTGTAGTCATAATAGACCTCCCTTGCCTTACGGCACAAATTAAAATAAAGGGCATAATATATCCCTTATATAAGAGCTATATCTTATATTTATATAGCTCTTATATAAAGAATGAGTTAGTATTTATATAGCGTCCTAACTCACGATGCTTCTCTTAGCACCTAAACACTACAACGTAATGTAAGGTGCTAAGAGAACTGCTCCTGCTACAACTAGACCTGCTAGTATAACAGAAGCAATTATAATAATAAAAATATCTCTGTACATAGTTTCACCTCCTGTTTTACATGACAAAGATATATACTTAGCTATAGTTTATAGTCATACAGCTGGACTTAGTAGCTGAACCTATCTTACTTATAGATAGGAACAGCTACCTTTTGTCCTGGATGAATAGTATAAGAGTTTGCACCTCCTTCCATCTTCTTACTTTCAGCTACTGCTGTTGCAGCAGCCTCTCGAAGATCATAGTCGACACTACTATCTTTATTAGCATCGACTATGATACTATTAAGAGTTTCGCCTCCTCTCACAATATGTAATTGGAAGCTTGTTGGTTGCACTGGTGTTAACCACCAGATGAACATACCAATCATAATAACTACTACTGTTGCTACTGCCATTACTTTTTTCATTTTGAATTCCTTTCCTCCCTCTAATTAGATATAGACATTGTGATGGAAGTATTTTGTTTTACACAATGTCTTTATTAAACTGACCCCATCACAATGATGAAGGTCATGACCAATCGACCATCGTTCGTCACACACCCCCAAAGAAACGAGGGGGGGGGGGGCGAACTTTGGTCGATAGGCCATATATATATAAAACACTTACCCCGTCACAAAATATTCTAAATTTTCCATATATATAGACTTTTCTCAATAAGCTATCTTTACTGAAAATAAACATTTTTACTACTCTATAGATTAACTTACCCCCTCTAAAAATTTTTCAGATTTTTACTATAGATATGCTTTTCTCATTTAAATACCTTTACTGAGAATATACTTATTTATAAATTCCTTTTCCTACTTATCCTTACCCAAAAAATATACGCACCACAATCTACATCTTTATGGCGAACATATATTCGACCGATAAATCGGCCAAAAAAAATAAGAGCCCCTTAAGGACTCTTACTTATAGCTAATGAAGTTCATTATAAAATCTTTCTTAACGAATGTCTTAAATTCGTTGAACGTACGTTCTTCATTCTTCGCGCCGATAAACGTATCGGCTAATCGTTTTGCTTGTTCTTTAAATAATAATGTTTGTATCTCGCCGCGTAATGTATGAATATGATGATCGAAATATAAATAATCTTTAATCGATAAAAATTTAAGTACGATAATAAAGATATATTTCTTACGTATGTCTTTATTAGTTAGATTAACATGATCATATAGATAATTTCCTATAATATTATATTTAATGATATCTTTAATCCTAGCTCGGGATAACTTACGATTCATATAATCAAATGACCAATAATACATATCGACGATATGATCGACATAAACATCGATTGATTTCGTTTTCATAAAAAATCCTCCATATGAAAATACTATATATTATTAGTATATCATATGGAGGATTAAAATTAAAGCTTATAAACACTAATATCGTCGCCGTTAGGACTAATACCTCGTAAATACAAAATATTATTTTCTATGACAAAAATTTTAGGAATATTAGCAAAATCTTTTGTTGCAACAACATCTGTTTTTTGTCCTTTTACAAGAATAGCAAAACAATTTGTATTAACATTTTCATTTAAAGTGCTTTGTTCAACAGTGGAATATATAATAACCTGTTCCCAATCTGAAGGTAAATCACACACTTTAATTTTGTTTAAAGTTCTGCCATGGATACCACGGGCATAAACACGACCGCTCCAAATTTTATTAGCCGAAATCTTAGCAAATGTGGTAGAACCACCACCTTTAGGCAAATTACTTACTTTATTATTTAACGATTCGATTTCTTCCTTAAGAGCGAATTGTTTAACTTCTTTTGTCGTAGAATTGTACCAACCTGGACGGCTAACACAACATAAATTAGTTTCGTATGTGTTACCGTCGTAATCACCTAAATCGAGATGAGCTTTACCTTGCGCGATTTCTTCCAACGTAGAGCCAGAACCGATACGATGATATTTACCAGTACTGGGGCCTGTCTCCATAAGAATCGGATTGCTATAAGCAAATTTAAGAGGACCAGTAATAGTATCGCCATTTTTATTTAACTTATTATCTAACTCTGTCGTTAAACTTCCGGAAAGTTTTTCTTTTGTAACAGAATGATCACGTAACTTCCGAGTCGTAACACTAGCGTCAGGATGATCGATTTCATCCAAAGTGCGATGTTTGGATAACTCTCCTTTGAGATCGTTAAGCTTTTTAACAGCTTCGCTACCGTTCGCATCTAAAGAGGATTTTAATTCATTCTTTAAATTGGCGAGTAGCGAATCGATCTGATCTTTTAAATAATATTTAGCAATAAGATCGCCCAGTAAACTATCGACTTGATCTTTCGTATAATGATCTTTTAATAGCTTAGCTTTAGACGGGAATAACTTATACAAAAGAAAAGCACTTAATGCTTTATCTTCACTAAAGTTTGATTCGCCATCGATGTATTCGTCGGACGAGATAACTTCTTTTTTGTCGACATGCTGTACTCTGTCTTTCAATCGATTAAGCATCTCAGCACGTTTCGGTTCACTTTCGTTAACAGTGAACTCATAATCGTATATATTAGTTTCTGGCATATGAATATGTCCTTTCGTAG